AAATTTATCGTGCTCCTGACTCTGGAAATACTGCTGCGCGAGGTAGAAGAAATTTCTGCCGGCGTCCTTGATCTGGTTTTGCAGAATCCGAACGTTCCGGTCATGGGAGTCCTTGCCGGGATTGGGAGAGTGGTTGAAAATCGCGTCCTTGACGATCCGATAGGAAACCTCCCGTCCGAACCGGATTTGTTCGTGAACTGCGTGAATCCATTTAGGCATAGTGCACGCTTTGAACATCCTCTCGCGCATGACAACCTGCTTGTCGCCTCTAACGTGGTATGGCATGAGAAAAACCTCGTGACTGCCGGAATTGGCGGCCGCTCTGATTGCTTTCGCCGCGCCATCGACCAGCGTGTCGTCAATGTCGGCCCAAAGAACATAATCGCCATCGTCGGCTATTTCGCAAAGGGCGATTTCAAGGGAAAGGTTCCTCGCGTCGGAATAGTCGTCAACGTGCGGCCAGTCTTCGCGGTTGCGATAGACCTCCAGCGTGACGGGCTTGTGAAGCTCGCTGCAAACTCGTTCGGCAATGTCAAACGTCGCATCGGGCTTTTGGTTTCCGATTGCGCGGACAAACACGAACTCGTCAACGGCGGGGGCGAACGAACGGATGAAGCGCTCGATTAGCGCCTCCTCGTTTCCAACAATTGCAGAAAGGGTAATCATGGGGAGGATGAAGCGCGGCGGGACAGGTCCGGGCCAAAAGGCTGCCGGGAGCCCGCCGCGCTCCGGTTGGGGTTAGCTAGCGGAGTAGCTGGTGGTGATCAGTTCGCACGCGGTGGTGTCGATGATCTTTTCGGCAGTGTGCTGGCGAACGCGCATGACGTTCGAGCGAATCCGGTCGTCGCGGTAGGTTTCCGGAGTGAACAAGCCGGTAGTGTCCTTGTTCCACTGAATGGTGCGGCCTACGCCGCCCGCTTGGTATTCGCCGCCGGCAATCTGGCAAACGGCGATGTAGGTCGTCGGCCAGATGAACTCGCCGGCATGGGCTTGTCCTTCTTTCGCGCCGTTCTTGGTCGCCTTGGCGACGATCAAATGATCCACATTGAGAGCGCGGGCAATGTCATCCTCGCCGGGTAGCGTCCGTTGGTTGGCGGATTTCGGCACAACCCCGAAGACCTGATTCTGCATGAGCGTGCTTCGGGCGATCATGTTGAACAACGTATAGTTCATGACCACGGCGTTCGGGATGATCCCGTTTTTCAGCATACGCTCTTTCGCGGCGGCAACGTCTGCGGGAAGGTTCTGCGTGGCAAGCAGGGTTTCCGTGTAGTTGACCTTGGCGGCGGTAGCGGTGAAGTTCGCGGTAGTGAACAACGCGGCAACGCGGGCCTCGTAGGAGATCCGCAGCGAACGCTCAAGGAGCATCGCCTCGGTCGCCTCAAGGTTCATGAATCGCTCAACTTCGGCCTCGTAGCTGTCGTCAATCGCGGCCTCAAGGCCGTATTCCTGACAGTCGAAAAGGTCGGTGTCGTAGCGGCGGTTTACCCGTTGGTAGCCGGCTCCGGCCTCGCGTGGTTTAGCGTCGCCGTTCATCAGTTGGGCGTTGGCGAGATTCGCCTTCATGTAAATCCCGCGTTTCACGTCTTCCGATTTGACCGGAAGCAGGATGTCGCCGACGAACATTTTGTTGAAGTCGGCATTGGCTTGCATAACCAGCGCGTAAATATCGCTGCGGGGGGTAGCCTGTGCGTTTGTGTAGGGCATTTGATTAGGTAGTTAGAATTTCGATTTGGTTGATTGGTTGGTTACAGTGGCAACACTTCCACGATGATCCCGGCGCTTGCTACCGCCGATTCAAGGGCAACGACGCGAGCGGTGGTCACGACGGCAGTCAGAAGACCGCCAACGGTGGGCGTGTAGGATGTTGCGGCGGTCACTGCGGTTCCGGTCACGGCGCATTTGAAAGTGCCGGGAGCGTTCCACAATTTGACCAAGCAATACCCGCCGGAAGCCGCGTCCTCTTGGGTTACGCCGATGCCTTTGGATTCTGCGGTCACAATGACCTTGATGGTGCCGTCTGCGGCGAGTTCGACAACGCGATAAGCGCTGACTGCGGGAGTGGCTTGGAATGTTGCAAAGCCGATGTCGTTTTGACTAGCCATATGATTGGTTTGTTGGGTTGGATTGGTTAGATGCTGCGAACCTGGCGAGCGTCGGCGTAAGCCTTCCACGCATCAGGGAATTTTTGCTTGTTGGTAAGAATGTGAGCGCGGGCCGCGTTCTGGTCGCCTGAGAAAAGGCTTACCGCAAGATCGGCGACGTGCTCCTCGAAGTGCTTGGTCTTTGGCGCGGTGGTTGCGGGAGTTCCCGGCTTGCCTAGTCCTTTGGCCCCAAGCGCGGCGGACATCTTGCGAACGGCGGCGTCGGCTGCCATTTCGGCAATCTTCGTCTTTTCGTCGTCAATGTCGGCGTCGGGGTTTTCGTAGGTCTTTTTCGGGTCCGAATCCGCAGGAACGGTATCGGGGTCGGTAGCGACAGGTTCGGGCGTGTCGTCGGAGTCGCCGTCGTCGCTGAATTTCTTCGCGAATTTGGCGGTGAAATCAGCGAACATGGTTTCCAGCTTTGCGAGCCGGTCCTCAGCGTTTGGCTGGTCGGTTTGTTTGGTATCGTCTTCCATTGTGGTGGTAGTTGTGGTTTCTGTTTCTGGTTCCGGTTCTTCCGGCGATTGCGCCGAAAAAAGTGAAGTGTTGGCGGCGGCAAAGTCCACCAGCGCGGCGGCAAAGACTTCCTCGCAGCGGGCTAGGGTCACGGTGCCGCGGGCCTTGTCGTCGCCTTTGAACTCCATCGAAACGCCCATGTGGTGCGGGTTGGTTTCAGCGATTTCAAGCAGGCGGGCGCGTTGCGGTTCGGATTCGTAAATGTGAATATCGGCAAGAACCTTGTCAGCGGTCAGCGTGAAGTTGTCAGCCCATCCGACGATTTCCATGACGCCGGTGCCGTGGTCGGCCTTGACTTTCACGGTGCCCATTTTGTTGCACAAGCGGAAGATTTGCTCTAGCGTAACCTCGTCAACTTTTATCTGCCTGCCTTTGGCGTCGAAATGGCCGCGGGCGTCTCCAAGTGTAATCAGGGACGCGGACTTGATGATCCCGTTAAAGGGGTCAACCTTGGTCGTTTCCAGTTGGGTGAAAAAGTGGGTGGTCATGGCTGCGGAAGTTGGGCTTTCAGTCCGTTGATTTCTCCCTTGAGAAATTCGATGGTGATTTTGTTCTTGGCGACGTGACCATTGGCCCATTCGTCGTCAAACGTGCCAAGTCTGGCGTTTTCGTTTTCAAGGTCGGAAAGCTCTTGCTCCAGGTCGGCAATCTCAGCAGCCGGCGGGTTTTGTTGCGCGGCGAACTGCTTGGCAACGGTGCCCGTGGTGGTTGATTCCGTTACGGATTCAGTTTGAGAGATTGGCTTGGCCATCCCCGCGCCGAACACGTCCTGAACTTCCATTCCAACGGCAGCAGCAGCTTTCTGCTTGATGGCCGCCCAACGGGACATATCGTTTGCCACGTCTTCCGGGTCTTGGGAATCGTCGATCCAGTATTTGAGCGGATTGAGTAGCCCGGTCTGGTAGAGGTTGACTGCGGCGCTTGCTTCCCGGCCAAGATCCGGCTGCGGGTGTGGCCTGTATCCCCACCGTCCTTTTGTGATACTCCCCAACACCCGAGCTGGAAATATCCCTTTGGCGATTGCGTCGATGAGGAACGCATTTTTGATCCGGTGGGCGTGGGGGGCGATAACTCCGCGCCCGCGTTCAAACTCGGCTTTCGCCATCTCGGATTCAAGTCGGCTGGAAACCCCTCCAAGTGCCGCGGCGTCCAGCGCGAACGAATACGGGAGGTTGTAGCTCATGGCCACGAACTTCAGAAGCAGCGTCATCAGCGCCATCTCTTCATTGCTTGGCGTGTTGCTTGCCGGAAACTTGATGTCAGTCCCTCCGGCCAGATGGTTGATTTGGCCAAAGTTGATGTCCTGCTGCATCCCTGCAACGCCATTCGTGAAGCCTAGATTCGTCTGGTAGGCGTCCATCGCTCCCGCGCCTGCGATTGCTCCGTTGGAGTTGGTAAAGACCGTGAGCGCACTCGAAAGCTTGATCTTGCCCTTGGCGAAGTTGATGATTTCGTAAAGGTCGCGTAGGTTTTGAACTGCGGTGGCAAGAATCGACACGCCGCGGTATTGATCAATGCGCATCGGGTCCGTCATGTGCACGAACTGCGACGCCGGAATGTCAACGGGCGAATCGTAAACGCTCGTGGTCATGCTCCGGTGAAAGACTCGGAAAGCGTCAATCGCGCCGTATTTGCCAATGATGCAGCCGGAAACGTAGTCATTCGAAACCACGTTTTGATAAATCCCGCCGATTCGGTCAGGTTCCACGGCTTGGATTTTCAGCGGGAGCGTGACGGCGATTCTCTCGACTTCTTCCGGGGTCAGTTTGGAGGTATCAACGTTGTCCAACTCGGGCCGCATGAACGCCCATCCGTAATCGCCGCCACGGTTCATTCCCATGATGCCGAATTCCAGCATCTTGAAGAAGTCATAGCGGCCGGTAACGTCAACATTCGGGAAAACCTCAAGGTTG